AAAAAATAGGAATAAAAATTTACCGTTTTGTTTGGGGAATTTATGTACAAATATATAATATATACGAGGTAAATAAAAACAATATAAAAATTTGAGTTATGCTAAAAAGTTAAATAAGATCTTTTTTATACAATATTTAAAGAGTAAAGGCAAATAGCAGCCTATCCGTTGACATATAAGGAAGTTGACCAGTCGTAATTTAAATCCGTGGAGACGACGGTCTCGGAGATTTAATTCGCGGTAGTGCCTCGATGGTAGTTCGGCTTGTACGGATGTCAGTTTTGCGCACCGCTGACTCGGGTCGTAATAATTGTTGGCGCACAGCAACCATAGGTGCTGTATATTGCGCTAAAGGGACTGGCATTACGAAACCAGTTAAAAAGTCATCACCACAACTAAGAGAATAAAAAATATTAAATGGTGGTGCATAGTATCCAGGAACACCACCTGAAGATGCTAGGACTGTAGCTCCCAAAGCTGTTGACACTGTAGCTACATTCTGTATATCCTGTTCATAAACATGACCAGGGGGTTGTATTGAAATTAAATTACAATTATTCCTAGAAAAATATGCAGATGAAACTTCAGCTGGACTAACTTTGGTTGTTGGTGTAAAGAACAAAGCTTGCGATTCGTTCCCGGTGTTGTCGAAAACAGTAAATGTACTTGAATTACTAAATGTTGTTGTTGCAGCTCCGGCGTCTTTATAATAAATAGTATTTTGACGAGCGGTAGTAACCATATCTGTGTCTGATAGTATTGTTAATTTCCAGCCACCCCGCATATAACGATATATTGTAAGCATATTCATTAAATAATTATATTTGACACCAGGGTAACCAGAGTCTTCGATATTTATAGCTGAACCTTGACTGACTAACAAATAGTCACTTATAGGACTCGATAATGTTTGAGTCGATAGTGTTACAGCTCTAATTTTGCACGCCATATTCATGAGCTGGCGTGTGCTCGTTGTTTCACATGCGCTTTGAACACCATAAATACAGTGTGCGCATTCAATGCCTCCTAAAATTGGGTAATCAGCTTCCATGAGGCACTGTGAAGATGATGTTGGTGTAAAGCAGGGTGTAATTGCATCCTTTCCACAAGGATTACAATCGTATTGTCCCATTTGACCTTCTAGAGTATCCATTGATCCTCTAAAATATCCAATATGTTCAATTGTTGTTGTTGTAGGATTTGCTAATTGAAAATCCACTCCCCAAGAGGAGAAAACTTGAAAATATATTGGATTGACAGTTGGTTGTCCTGAAGTTAACGGATTGACAATACTCATTGTTAAAATACCATTATTTTCGGTTTGTGGACTAGTTGCGGCACCTTCTCTATCCAAAAATAGCCATTCAGTTGGTTGACGAAATGGAATAGTAAATTTATAATCTTTTGTTCCATTTAAATCCCACACTTCACCGACACAATTATATGATTGTTCGATTGTCGGTTGGTTATTACTTGTAGGATTATAACTAATTTTCACACGTAAAGAAGAAAAGTCGGGCATTTCAAAATGAAAGGCAAGTTTTTCTGAGCCTCTCCATTGGCCAAAATATCGCGCTAGCCATTCACCCATTGTTCCATTGTAAAAATTTGGTTTGCCGCCACTAACATTTGTATAATCGTTGTACCAGCAATCACGAGGCGATACATAATGTACAAATAAAATAGTGCCCTCGGCCATAGATGTAGTAATTTGGCCATAATAGATTAATCCAGGTATTTGTGCTAAATGCATTATTGATAAATCAGACGGATGGCCGTTCACATGTGCGAAACTTTTGGCCACCATTGCATCTTGTCTTTGTGCCAAATGGACTGCATTTGGAGTGTCCATAATTTGTAGCAATTTGGGTTGACGTATAAACATTGGCTGTGGTGTCGATACATTATTAGGAACAGATAGACCCATTTTTCCTAATATTTGTGAAATTCCTAAAGATGCTATTGATATTGGTCTTGCCCAAGAACCCACAACAGGTATACTTGACATACGTGCTGCAAAGTCAGAAATGCCTTTGGCAATTGTAACTACTTTTGATGGTTTTTTAGCAGCCTCAACACTTCCATCCATTTGGCCTTCCAATGTTATTTCATGACGATCACGTGCTAATGATGGTTGACTAAATTCGTCATAGCTATAGCCATTTAATTGTTCATTGACAACTCCTGCATAAATAGAAACATTGACACTAGCAGGAGTGCCAACAAGAGCGCCGAGTGGAATAGAAACATAAGTATACATTGTTGCCACTTCTATTAATTCATTAGTACTCACTTGCATAAATTCTTTGTAATGTGTATACGGAATTTGCAATTTGGTCACTTGTCCTGTCTTTGCGCTTATTTGAGTCCAATATTTCGAAGAAAATAAAGAAATCATATTTTTATATGATGCGTTTACTACACTAAATTGTGGACCCCAACAACACATAAGACAGCCAGTGTGCATGGAAGATGAATTCATACGAATTGTAAGTGTAAATGATGGTTTCCAAAAGGCAAAACGTTTTATTTTATCATAAAGATAATGCATCATTACATTTGGGAAAATTAATGTTGACTTTAGGGTTTGATAAGCATCAGAAGCAGCCCAAGTAAAGTTCGCTATTGGATATTCACGATTAACGAACTCTGAAAGAGATGGAGGAGGCATAGGTGCACAAACATTTAAACGATTGAACATGTATTGTTCATCATGTGGTTGTTCGGCATCAACATATGTTGTAACTTCCTTAATTTCAGTTGTTGTATTTTGATTTTCTTCCTGAGTAGCTTGATTATCCATTTGACCAGTGAGTTCAATTTCTTTTTCTTTTTCTTTTTCCCACCGATGTTTTTTTAATAAACGGTATTCTTCAAGTGCTTGACGCCATTCATTTTTGGTACGTGGCTCTCGATAAATACGTCCTTCTTGCCATTGTCCAGTTACTAATTTTACGGGACCAAAATGTTCATCGGATTCGGAGCAAGCGCGATTCTCAAACATGAGCGCATGTGCATAATTCATATGACCTTGTGCACGAGCATATTGAAATTGATCATCAACAGCATTGTTCGGATTAAGACGTTTAAAACCTTCGAACATTTCTGGAATAGTCATCATATATTCGACTTGTGTTTTAGTGTCACGTTCGGCACGTCTTATGTAATCAATGCACATAGTTGAATCTTCTCGATAAGCAGTATTTACTAAATCGGGATAGAATGGTTTTTGCACAAGATCAGGCATTGGTCCATAAACACGTTGTTCAGCAGTGCTGTCATCGTCTTCTTCACTCAAATCACTCAATTCCGGTTTCATATGCATATACTCATGCCATTGTTGAACATTAAAGCCAAAGGGAATTCCTTCGCTATGATCCATTTGCCCTTGCAATGGTGCATCATCATCAATTCTTTGAGTGACAAGTGCCGTATCGGTGTCAGCAAATGACCGCCAACTACGTCGCGATGGATGTGCGACATCAACTAATAATACAGGTCGTGCAGTCATCATCAATGTTGTATTAGCTTCACGTTGTTGCAAACTAATCAATTGAGTTTCTTGATAACGAATTGTTCGTAATAAATGTTTAAGTGAACCAATAATAGAATCATATGTTTCACGATAAATTTCATTATCAGCCAAATAGCTTTTACGTTCGAGTGTGACATCGAGAATTAATTCAATGTTAGCCTTCAAATTCTCATTTGCTTCCAGTAGTGTTGTTAATATTGTTTGATTTTCAAAATTTTCATTGACTGGTTTATTTGCAGCTTGCAACTTTTCTTTAAGCTCCGAAGTGACAAGTGGAGTTGCAGTATCCATCATGCCAGTGAGCGTATTTTGATTTTTTGCTGTGATTTGTATCTCGAATCCAGGTTGTTCACAATCAATAATGGATTCATAGTTCAGTAGTTTACCCACTATACAGTGCGGCCCTTCATTAAGCATTGAATTCCACAGCTGTCCATCTGTTTTATCAAGTTCATAAAGAAGTTTATAGCCAAGTGATGCATCAAAAAATTGGGGATACATCATACCCATTGCAAGAGGATACGTGAATAAAACTGTCGGATCGATGTCGTAACCTTCTCTTTTGAGTTCCAAACAGTATTCAACAAATATTTCTCTTGTCTTCTTGAATTCCTCCTCAGAGTAATTCGCCAATTCCAATAAGCAGCAATTAAATCGATTCATTTGATCTGCCATATTAGTTGGATCACTTTCACTCCAACGTGGGATTTCCATTATTACATCATGATCAAGTTGAGCAAGATATAAATGGAATTTTGGATGTTTCACCCATTTTCGCTTTAAAAAACTGGCATGTTCAAGATCGATCAAATCATCTACAATCTCTTTTTTATCGGCGGAGGTGTAGGTTACGCCGAGTTTGGCCATTTCTTTTTTATACGTATGCATATTAAGCTGGTCACGTATTTCAGCCACGATGGATGCAATATTGTCATCTCCAAAAAATTTTGGTTTTACATATCTATTGAAGAAACTAATGTCTAGCTTTGTAAGATGAATAAATGCTAAACGAATGAATACCATATTGCAAATATCATTTAAAATTGTTGTAAATACGGACCCAGATGGATTACATTGGCGCAACATAAAAACAATATCTTCTACTATGTGTGTTGAATTAAGCAGAGTTGCAATCAGAGTTTCACGCATTGTTATATGTTGATCGCCATAGAAGTCATTGATACATTTTGCAAGTATCATAGCAATTTGGTGTGGCAGACTTCCATCATAATTTGAATAATCACCATTAAGAAATTCTTTAGCCAACACTAAGAGCATGTCCATCATTAGTGTCCATTGATAACTATTTGGATTAATTCCGCTGGCCATTTCACCATCGATAAATGTATTATGACAGTGTGCAACGAACAAGCCACAGGTCTTACGCAATGCTAATGTTAAGTCAACTGGTCCAACTTGAAATATCCTTGTTTTTCCTAGGCGTACTTTTTCTAAAGGTCTTGTTTCATCTTTTTGTTTATCACAAAAGTACGTTTCCTTTATACGACCAGATTTAGCCATTTCCATTCGATCCAACATATGCATTTGCAAATCAGGTTTCATCTCATAATAGTACTGTCCAGCAGCATCTTGTTTTTGTGAGAAGAAAGGCAACTTGCCTTGCGATGGTGAATCAAGAATGTATGGAAAACCAGGTGACGATTTCATGTCAATTGGATTTAAACCAGACATACCATTAACAGTTTCGAAATCAGTCAAAAATCTTTTCTCGTCTGTATTCCATTGCGATGGCCATGAACGTATAGTTGTACTAACATGTTCAGCAATTGGCTCAATTTCGTCTTGTGGTATCATGGCACTGTAATGCAACATTTTATCTGCTGCCATAAGAAACGGACTTTTTCGGACACCTTGTTCATCGACAAATGGAGCTAGTCTAGCTGGCTCATGAGTATGTGGTCCAAAATCACATTCCATTACATCATGAACAACTGATTTAGATATTTTAGTTTTAGATGGCAATGTTAAACGTATTTTCTTACCGCGCCATGTTGTTGTAGTACCAAGAATATTAAAGCCCATTTCTTTCATAGCTTCATATGTTGGTCCTTGAGGTTCATTATTATAATCAAGAAACTGTGCATTGAGTAATTGTGTAATAATTGGTTTCTTTTTAGAGAAAAATGCAAAAGCTTGGTTTAAATCTTCAACGTATATCGGAGCAGCAGCACCAATACCTGTTGCAGCGTCGCCAGCGATGTGCATACCAAGCAATCTTCGTCCACCGAGTTTGTTATCAGTGTGGATCAATAACATACCACAATCACCAACTACAGTTTTGCAATTGGCATATTTATATGCTCGTGGTACATGATATTCAAGTTTCTTCAGTTTTGCATTAAACGTTTTATCGGTAGTTTCTGGAATGACATGTCTAATTGATTTAAATTCAGTTCCATCGACAGTAAGAAGCATTGGTTCGCGTTCAGCTATACGGATTGATCTAACACCATATAAATACGCACCAAAATAATTTGGCTCATCAGTAATACTAACAAATGCATTCCTAATATCACGAGCAGCACAAAGTTGTTTGATTCGTAAGTATACCAAATCATTGGCATATTCTTCTGGTGGTTCATAGACATCAATATTATTAAAATAAACAGGTGTTTTAGATTCATTTGTCCAGGTCAATTCAAGTCTAATTTTTGCATTATTCTTCTCGTATAATTCGCGATAATCGTTGAACCGAACCCAATAATGTCGCGGCATAATGAAAACATCACCTCCCAAAGACAACCCATTTCCATAGGCTAATTTAGTGATGACATCTCCAAATTGAGCGATTACATTAAGCGTTACAAAATGAGTTTTGAGAAGTTTTTCGACATCAATATTTTGTTGATTGTACATATGACCTATTAATTGAATAGGTCCAATGCTACGCGCTCTAGCTTGTCGAGCTTGTCTTCGAATAACTTTCTTAGCAGATCGGTATTCGCGTTCGCCAGTTTGACCAAATAAAGGTATTTCATCAACTGCAAATTTATTGCCTGCATTGCTTTTCTTAAGTCGATAATTTCTAATCTTTTTGCCAATATATGTGGCACCGGCAAAAGCCAAGACAGTTAATGCAATCTTGAGTGCTATCATAAGCCCCCAATGTTGAATACGATTTTGCTGATTAACACACCAGTCTGCAAATTCACGAGCTGCAGCTTTCATTTTTGCACATAATCCTAACAATACACCAGATATTTTTTGTTTTGGTGTTATTCTTTTATCTGCAAACATATTATATGCTTGTTCAAAACTATCTAGACATGTGTGACCAGCAAAAGCATAAATTTCATGTAAATTGGCGGCATATTCGGGTGTTATTGAATGAAATGCTTCAAGTTCTAATATAATACCATCACACATACAATGAGGTCTAGAAATATTATTAAAGTCTTCCAAATAGCGCGTTCGCGCATTTTCAAAAGTCGTTGTTGGAGAAGCATGACGTGGTGTTTGAAAAATTGATTCATCATCAATAGTGCAATATTCGTTGTCCATTTGTCCACTAAAACATGCATGTTCACCTGATTGCGTGTCAAGTTGCATCAAATCCATCAATCTAGAACTAGACTGAGTTGATTGAAGAGGAACATGCCATTTGGCTTCAAGATGTTTTCGTAAATTATTGCCAAAATGATCTTCTTTTGCAAAATGTTCTTTGGCGCTAGAAATAATAAATTCAACGCCATCTTCAAAATCCATCAAGCCGATACGACGGCCATCAAGTGGATCAGTAAATCGTAA